AGACCTAAACCTTGTGCTGCAAATACTGCAACAATTCTCATTACTACGTTTTGTAAACTTTTCATCTATTTCCTAAAATGTTATTACTGCTAATCCTGTGACAAGTTTACTAGACTTTCCAAGGGTTAGACTGACCAAACGATAACGGAATTGTTGGCACAAGTTCTTTCAATTTCTTAGGCTCATAAATTGCTAAAAGAACTGCTTCAGCCCTATCAGGTGAATGGACACCACGTTTCTTCATATCTGCTTTAGCCTCAATTTGGATACGACCTGATGAATCGGATTTGTATAAAGGTCCTGCAAGTTGTGTCAAAGTTTGTCTGTCAATATCTAAATGAACTGATTGTTTCTCATCAATAGGTTGGACAAGGGTTCGACCATTCCACCACATCTCGGCACGAACGTTTCTAAACTTTGCTTCATCCTGTGCACGTTCGGCAACGTTGATAGGAACTATTTGACCGTTGTGGCGTTTCTCTTCCCCCCACTTTTGCATCAAAGAAACAACACCCCAACCAACACCAATCGTGTCAATCTTGACTCTAACCTTTTTCTCGATACCACGTTCTTTATGTTTCTTATCAGCATTATCAATGTGCATTTGGATTACCTGTGCCACATCAACAGCGTTAGCGTTTGCTTGACCTGAAGAACGGTGAACAACTTTCACACTGTAACCATCGGCTTCGGCGATAACAAATTCGTCACCACCATCGGAAGCAATATCAACACCTAAACGAATCTCATCGGATTTGATAAAGTCATCGTTTTGTGTTGCCATCTCAGCCCAAGTAAACGGAATAACTTTCCCTGCACTGCTCTTAGGAAACCTTGCATGAACACGGGCTTCAACGAAAGGTGAATCGTCACCAAATTCTGAGATAACATCATCAACCCAACTTTTGTCAACAAGATGGGATGCAACATTATGTGTTTCAACATGTGCTGGGCATGAACGGCAACGCTTAGTTTTCTCACCCGTGAAGTTTGGTGTGTCCATGGCTGAGATAGGAATAATGTTGTAAAGAGGTGAATTGCATATTCTTTCAAACCATGTGTCCTCTAAATCTGTTGGAGGGTTTCCCAAAACCAACAAACGTGTGTGTCCACCTGTCATCAAAGATTCCAACGCTTTACCAATCGTGTCCGAAATGCCACCTGCCTCATCAACGACCACAAGAAGATTCGGTGCGTGTATTCCTTGAACTGCTGTCTCATCATGTGCAGCAGGACTAAACCCGTAACCAACAACGGTGTTGTTTAATTTCCATTGAACTGTTAAAACATCTCCAGGTAAATTGTTTTGTGCAGCCAATTGTCGAATGTTCTTCCACAAAATGTTTCTTACTTGACGGTGCGTGGTCGCTGTGGTCACTGCAACAGCCGTACCAGGAGGATGCGAACTTATCCACCAAGCAACAGCACGGGCAGCCAAATGTGATTTACCAGGAGCATGACAAGCAGGAACAACCGTTCTTTTGTTTTCCTTCAACGATTCCAAAATCTCAATCTGTTTCGACCATAAAGATTCACCTAAACCTTCGGTGATGAAACCAACTGGGTCACGCTCATACTTAGCCCAAGGGTTATCAATCTCAGCATCCAACATTGATGCAATCATCATTTTTTCGTCAGCAGATAACTGTGAAATAAATTCAACTCTTTGAGCAGGTTCTAACTGGATAATCTTGTCAACTAGACGAGTATCCAAAACTATTCACCCTTACGAGTATTTAAGACCCTTGTAATCTTGTCTTCAATTTCCTGTGTGGAAACTTCAAGTCTAATAGGTTGACCCTCTGCACCTGTGTGCTCAAGTTGTTGTTTCCTACCGAAAACTGTTTGCTGTGTTCTTTCCAACCACCATGCTGCTGCTTGCCATGTTCCGTGGTGTGCAGACTTTTGGATGATGGCAACGTTACGGGAAACGGCTTCAGCCTTTGCTTTTTCTACTGAGTTGAAAAATTCCATAAATATTGTTTCTTCTTCTAAAGGTTCTAGTCCGTGGTTGATTCGGTCTTGCTCATTTTTGCCACGTTCCATCCAATTGTAGAACGTGCCTTTGTTAATTCCAACTGCTTGCGCTGCGTGCTCTTGATAGTTTCCGAGTCGCAAATTTTCTATAATCGCATCAGCGATTTCTTTTGATAACTTTGTTGGTCTGCCAGCCATAATATTTAATTATACCCCTGTTGATATTCGTCACATGATTCTATAGGCATTATTAAAAGTTGTGCCACATCTTGCCATGTTTGTATTTTGTTTGCCCATTTGTTCAACTCATCGGCTGAAGCACGAAACTTGTATTCCCCAACCTTGCATGTGGTTCTACCAATAGGTTGATTACCAGGTTTTGTTTGACCACCTGACAAAATATCTGAAACATCCTCAGACTGAAAACCTGTTCCCTTGAAATGTCCAGCAGAACTAATCAGATGCGATTTCAACTCGTTGGTGTCATAGGTTGCAAGGTCAGAAGTTCTGTTATCAATCAAAACAATTTTAAGTTCTTGGTCTTCATCAACATCAACCCAACTCACAGCGATTTCAAACCAACCCAACGCTTTTGCTGCCTGAAAGGTGTGGTTGCCTGTCAGAATGTGACCTGTGCGCTTATTTGCCACTATGGGCCGGTACTGACCGTTTGCTTCCAATGATTCAATTATTGCCCCAATGTCACCTTCCCTTGGATTAGCAGGATACAAAGTGAGGTTTGCGATTTGAACTGTTTCACATTGAACAAAGTTATTATCCGTTGAAGGGTTAGTTGGTTGTTCCCTTTTTACTATTTGAGGTTTAGGGATTCCCAATCGTTCTCGAATAATGACGGTGGCTTTCGGTTTCGATTGCTCGGCTTCATGCGATAACTGGTCTTTCCAAGCAGAGTAAGCAATCGGATTGATAGTGAAACGCCATGCAGAGATTTTGATTTCTGGGTCTTCCTGAAGATTCTCATTAGGTTCTTTATCAGATTTAGGGTTCTCGCCATCATTTATTATTTTCTCCAAAGCCTCAATATCACCATCGGTGAAACCTGTACCATTCAAATCATCAAACGTTTTTAGAACTGTTTCCAATAAACCTTCGTTGTAACTGGCAAGGTCATTGATTCGGTTATCAGCCAACATGATTCGTCTAGCCTCAATAGGTTCAACATCAACATAAACAACTGAAATCTGTTTCCATCCTAAACGTTTAGCAGCCTTGAAAGTATGATTACCAGCCAAAATCATATTATTTTTTTTGTTCACCACAATAGGTTTGAACTGACCATGATAAGACAATGATTCGGCAATAGCCTGAATATCCCCACGCCTAGGGTTCTGTGGGTAAGGTGTTAAGTCGTTTATGCGAACCTGAACTGCTTGCCCAACTTTAATGTTTGCTTCCAACTACTTCTCCCTTAAAGATTGAATAAAAATTTCTAATTGCTTTTCGGATGTTAATAAAGATAATTTTTTAACCATTACTTCAACCGAATCAGGTAACTCTTTCAAAACTGAAACCAAACGGTTTTCTAAATCAAGCCGTCTTTCGTTACACATCCTTAAAAGTTTTACCTTCACGGGCATCATTCATAGCATCAATAGTTATTTGATTCGGAACATGTGGTTGCATGCGTTTCAACTCACGTAACCTAATCTTCTCAGGAGAATACCCATCCACGGTGCGACCAGTTTTATTTGGTGTCTTCGGGCTTTTCTTCCGTGCTTTACCATTAGGTCTGTCACCAATTGAACTCTTAGATGACGGTTTCAATCCTTTACCCATTAACGAATCTTCTTAACCTTCGGTGGTCTGCCAGGTTTCTTCAACAAATTACCGTTCTTATCATATTTTGGTTCACGAACAATGTTGTTCCTCAAAATTTTGTAAATGTTTTGCTCAGTCACATTCATAATCTCAGCAATCTCACGATAAGTAACATTGTTTTTACGCAAACGAAGAATGGTTAATTTACGGCGTTTACCTAAATCTTTAATCTGTTTCTGATGCTCAGCAATCATCACCGTCATCATCTGAACCTCTTCCAAATCTTTTTGGCTTTGGTCTTTCAACTCATCCATCATTACCCCCATCATTTGTTCTTCGATTCGTTCAGGAACTGTGCCAATGTGTAATCTTCATCCTGCTGTTTAGCCAAGTTGTGCATCAACACAATTGTGGTCTGCTCAGACTTCTCA